GCGCTCCATCTATGAGATGGCGGTTCGCGAGAACCGGATGCTGTGCGACATGGACAACGCGGAGCGGAACAGCCCGCAGTGTTGCATCATCCTTCCGGAGAACGCGGAGAAGGAAGGCGACCTGGACGGCGCACGCGGCTGGACGATCATCCGTTCGGCGGTCCCGGACCAGATCCACTTCGCCACGCCGCCGAAGTACAACCAGATGTCCGCGGACTTCGTGGACCGGATGCAGATGGGATGCCAGGACGTGTCCGGCATCTCCAACCAGCACAGCGCGGCGAAGAAGCAGACCGGGACGACCAGCGGCAAGCATGAGCATCTGGTGGCGGGGCTGTTCACCGAACGGTTCGCGGACCAAGAGCGCCGGCTGATTCAGGCCCGAGCTGTGGATACAGCTCGCCAGATCGTGTACGCGCTCTCGGATCTGCTGGACGAAGAGCCTTCGTTCTCTCGTGTCTGGTCTAGGGGCGACAAGTCCGAAGAGATCCGCGCGGCGGACCTGGACCTGGACGTCTCGAAGTACACGATCACCATCGCGGCCGTTTCCGAAGACAAGGACACGCCCAAGGCCCGCATGGAGAAGGCCTACGACTGGCTCCAGATGGGGCTGATCACCGGGACCGAGTTCGCGAGCATCCAAGAGACCTACGCCACCCAGCAGAAGTCTTCGCTGATTCTCGCGCAAGAGCAGTGGTTGGAGAAGCAGATCGACAAGTGGCTGCACTCCAAGGAAGACGACCGGCTGGACGAAGGCTTCTACCAAGGGCCGAGCAAGTGGATCGACCTGCCGGCCGCCTTGCGCCAGGTCTCGCTGGCACAACTCCAGGCCCGCTCTCGCAATGCGCCTTCGGATGTGATAGACTACTTCGACAAGTTTTTGGCCGAAGCTTCGGACTACATGGACGAAGAGCAGGCGCAAGACCAAACCAACATCTCGGCTTCGGCAGACGCGAGCGCCATCTTTCCGGGCGTAGCCGACGTCCAAGCCACAGCCGCAACACCTACGCCCGGCGCAGCCGGACCGACACAAGGAGCCCCAATTGGATGACATGGAAGCCGCAATCGCGGCAGCTGCGAGCATGGAGAAACAGGAAAGTGAATCTGTCACGACCGGAGCCGCGAGTCCACCGGAATCTGATGGGGCTTGGGCTGACGACCTATCTTCAGCTGAAGAAGGCGAAGCGCCTGATTCCGACTCTTCTGATGGCCTCGGAGACGATGATGGATCGGAGACGGACGGCGAAGATGGTGGCGAAGTGGCCGACTACGCCGCGCTCGGTCAACGCATCGTGGACGGAGATCTGGCCGGTGCCTGCCAGGCGCTCGGCATCGACCCGAAGATCCTAAACGTCAACGTCCCGAAGTTCGAGGCCATGCGCAAGGGGCTCAAAGAGACCCGCGCGCGCGAGACCGCGGCGGTGGCGGCCGAGACCGCGGCGAAGGCAGCGGAAGAGCGCGCACAGGCCATTGTGGCGGACGGCAAGGCCAAGTATGGCGAGCTGGTGGACCTGAAGCTGGCGGTCAAGGCCGGCGACTTCTACGCGGTCCGAGAGATCTTGGAAGCGCTCGCGCCGGACGGCACCCCGATTCAGAAGATCCTGGAAGGGATCGCGCTCGCGGCGAAGAACGTCAACCCGTCTGAGATTGCCTACAAGCGCAAGCTGCGAGAGCTGGCCGTCAAGGAGCAAGCCGACGCGGACGCGAAGAAGGCCAAGGAGACCGCGGACGCGGCGGCTGCCAGCGAAGTCCAGCGCGCGGAGCGCAACAAGACGGGAGCCACCAAGCTCTTGAAGGGAACCGAGCTGGAAGACCTGCCCGGCGCAGTGGATGCGCTGGTTAAGCTCGCGGCCGAGCACTGGGATCCTGTGAAGAAGGGCTTGAAGAAGCCCCCGGCGGAGCTGGTGAAGCTTCTGGCGAAGGACCCGGTCTTGGGTCGGCTGTTGGAGTTGAAGCGCCTGAAGAGCCGCCAGACGCCCGCGGTGGCCGTTGTCCCGATCAACAAGAACCGGACCCGGACGCCCACCGGCCAATTCCAGCGCAAGCCCCCGACCAAAGCCGAGCAGATGGCCGCGGACCGGAAGGCTGCGATTGCCGAAGCGTCCAGGCTCGAAGCTCGCGACGCGCGCGCGGCTCGGAGGGCGAAGTGAAAGCGCTCTCGAACCAGATCGTTCTGAAGATGCGGGAAGACTTGGAAGACACCTGGGGGAACGTGATCCGGGTCAACAAGGCGACTGGCTTCATAGAGCCGCGCCCGGTGTACGGCGAAGTGATGGACATCGGTCCGGGTGACCCGATCCAGCCCGACCTGCCCGATCTGAAGCGCGGCGATGTCGTGGTGTGGAACCTGGCGAAGATCGGACCGCCGATCATGGAGCACGGCCAACCACTCACCATCGTTTCGTTCAACGCCTTGCTCGGGAAACTCATCCATCCCAAGACGGATGACGAGCAGTGCACGGCTATCCTGGACATGGTCCTGACCGAATACGCCCCGCTCGCCATGCAACGCGCCATCAGCCAGCTGGTGGAACTGCCGGACTCGATCGCGCGGGACGGGATGAAGGAAGGCCCCGGCGACTGTCCGATCTCCACCGTCTTCGAGCGCGTTGTCAGCGTCGGACGTGGGATCGTCTACGTCGGCAACAGCAAGTGCGCGCGGTGCAAGTGCGAGCTGTCCCAGCTCCACAAGCCCGACATCGAGAAGGGCGATCTAGTCGTCTTCAACCCTGCATATTCGGTCGACTGGCGACGGCGCGGGCGCAATCTGCGCTTCACGCCGTACTCGGAGATCCGTGCCAAAGCGGAGGAATGACAGCCTAAACCCAGAGCTAGTCAAGCGGCTCGTCCGCGCCATCCGCAAGCATCCGAATCTGACGGACGCGGCCGATGCTTGCGGCGTCAACCCGCGGGACCTGGCCCTGTGGATCAAGAAGGGCCTGTACCCGAACGCCCCCGCCGGCTGTGCTGCGCTGGCGGTCGCAGCTCGCCGGGCTCGGGCGCTCTTGCGCGGGCGGCTCTTCGACACGTTGATCGTCGCAGCCACCCACCGCATCGACCCGAGCACAGGCGAGCCGATTCCCGGAGACCCGAAGTGGGCCTCCTACATCATGGAACGACTGGACGAAGAAGGCGAGATCAAGTGGCAAGACACGATCCCCAGCGGCCCGGACATGCCGGACGTTCGCAGGCACCTGATCCAGAGCGGAGCCATGGACAAGGAGATCGCAGACGCGGGCTTCAAGCTCGTTCCGCTGGAACCCGGCGACTCGCCCACGCTTCAGATTGCAGAGGGCGAGTTCGCGGACGACGATGCCTAGCCGTTGCACCACTCTTCGGTCGCGAACAGCCCGCGCAAGATGTCGTCACTGTAGTTGTACGCGGGAGAGAACTCTTCGCGCATGTCCGCGGTCCGGTCTATGTGAGACTGGAACGGGTCTCCCGCGAAGTCAGATGCTGTTTCCCCGAACCCCGAGAGCACCAGTGCGATGTCCAGATCGTCGAAGCAAAAGATCGTCATGTCAACCGAGTCGTTGTAGTCATTGCGCTTGTTCATGAGAGATCTATACCTCGGGCTTCGGAGACGGGCAAGTAAAAAGTGAGCGAGTGGGCGTTTTCGGACCTTCGGCCTAGTTACAACGTCCGAGACTCGTTCGCGCCCTGGGCTCGGAAGGTCGACGCGGACAAGAACGACCTGAAGGCGCTCTTGTGCGGCCGGCGTACGGGCAAGACGACGTACATCGCCGCGAAGCTGATCATGGACGGCATCCCGGGCGAAGTCCATCCATTCGTCGCTGCGACCCAGCAGAAGGCCCGCGACATTCTGTGGCCGATCTTGGAGCGCTTCACGAAGAGCCACGGCGTCAAGATCGAGTACAACCGGTCCAAGGGGCTCGCCACGACCGACCGGGGAATCAAGATCCAATGCATGGGGCTGTCCACGAAGCCCGAAGTGGAGAAGCTCCGCGGCGAGCGATACCCGGGCGTGGTCTTCGACGAATGCGGGGCGCTCAACCAAGACCTTCTTCGAGTGGCCGTCTTCGAGGCTGCGGAGCCCGCCACAGCTGACTTCTACGGGCGCGGGGGCTTCGGTGTCATCTGCTCCGGGACGCCGTCCTACGCGCCCGTGGGCTTCTGGCATGACATCTGTGGTGGGAACGAAGGCGAGCCCAAGCACGGCTTCAGCGTCCACCGCGCGACGATCCGGGATAATCCGTACATGCGCGACGCGAGCGCGTACCTGGCGAAGAAGCTGGCGCAGAAGAAGTGGACCGACCAGACGCCCGAGTTCGTCCGCGAATGGCTCGGCCGGTTCTGCTTGTCGAGCGATGGCCTGTGCTACGGGAACGCCTGGAACGGGACGACCTACTTCCGGACCGAGCGCCCGTTGGTCGGAATGACGATCATCTCGGTTGACTTCGGCGAGTCATCCCCCTGCGCCTGGAACGTCATCCGATGCGTGTTGCACACCGAGCAGATCGGCAACCTGATCCATCAGACGATGCGCGTCCACGTCTTGGAGACGGTCCGGAAGGTGTGCACGTCTCTTGCCGAGATTGCGGCCATCACGCGCCAGCTCCAGAAGGCGTACAGCGTCGGCTTTCTGGTGGGCGACTCGGCGGAAGGCTTCGGCATCCGTCAGCTGAAAGACCAATATGGGCTGAACTTCGAGCGCTCGGAGAAGAGCGGCAAGAAGGCGGAGCGCATCTTCATGATGCAAGGCATGCTCCGCACGGGAACTCTTCTCATCTACGAAGACTGCGCAGACCTGATCGACGAGATCTCGACCGTGCCTTGGAATGAAGACCGGGACGATCATCACCAAGCCTACAGCGACCACGCTTGCGACTCGCTGCACTACGCCATCGAAAAGGCCATGATGCTGATCCGCACCAAGCCCGTCGAGCCTGCGCATGGAACGCCCGAGTGGTTCGAGAAGAAGCGGCTGGAAGCTCGGCGCCGCAACCTGAACCCGCGCAAGCACGGATGAAAAGGAAACGGCCCGAGTCCTTTTCTGGACCCGGGCCGCATGCCCCATTACGTGGAAGGTTGGGAACTTACGGGCAGCTGGCGGAGCTGAATCCCCACAGAGTGGGGTTCGTCGTGCTGAAGCTGTTGGCCTCGCACTGCTCGCGGGGCGAGATCTGGAGATAGTTACAACCGGTCGGGTCCAGCAGAGTCGAGACCGTCTTGGGGTTGATGTCGTTCGAGGATGCTACGAAGTTGGTGGAGACAGCCTGTCCACCAATTCCCACGTACGCTTCCGCCGCGTGCATCAGACCATGCAGCTTCACACACGTGGCCTGCGATGCGCCGAAGTTGGTGGCCAAGGTGGCGTAGTCGGGATAGTCCACCGTGATACCGCCCTGGCTGTGCTTGTTCCACGATCCGGGGGTTGCGGGGCTCTCGCCCAGAGCCGTCAGCGCGCCCAGCGAAAGGCACGTGAAGTTGGTGACGCTGGTCCCGGACGCGGAGCCCGAACACGTGGCGTTCCCACGGATCTTCAGCTCCACGTTTGCCACCGAAGCGGCCTCACAATTGGCCCGGTTCTGACCGGACGAACCCGAGAAGAACACTCGGGAAAACTGGAACTTCTGCTGACCGCCGTTGATGCGGCCCATGGTAAAGTCGAAGTTGGAGATATCCGCATCGTCAACCCCGTTGCCGTAGCAGTACGTCACCGTTCCGGCATGGCCGAGCACGCTGCAAGCCTGACCCGTGCTGGTGGTGTTGCATGCGTTGTGGCTGGACGCGGTGCTGATGCCCCAATTCGGGCCTTGGGCGCTTAGCGCTTCCTCGGCCGTTCCCAGCTCGATCTCGTCCCCCGCCGTGTCCGCTTCATCCTCGGGAGCGCCGCCGCAAGCCGCGAGCAAGAACAGACCGAGAGCAAGAAGTTTCTGAATCATGTGTTTTCCTTTCGGTTGCTCGGAAGCGTCACGCCCCCGAGAGAGTTCATTATAGGCACGAACGCCCGGCGGTCAAGCCCTTGGATCCATCTTCGGGTTCCAGTGGTACGAATGCTTCGAGCCTTCCGACTTGCGCGCAATCTTCCCACCATCGACGAGATTCGCGAGCGCCTGTTGGATGTCGTCCTTCTTCATCGCGATGTCCGCTGTCAGCTCTGATCTGGACACCCACCGATTCGCGCGCTGAAGCCTGGCCATCAGCTTCGCCATCGCGGCTTCCACGTTCCGCTTCACGTTCTTGTCCGCAACGCTCGCGCGGGTCAGAGAGTCGCCCTGGAACTTCAGCTGAAACGGGGGCTTGGTCCGGCACATACGAGACGCGCTGTGGGTCATCATGCGGACATCTTCTTCCACGGTCAGAGTCCAGCTGTTGCCGGCGGCGGCTTCGATGGCGCTGGTCCCGCGGACGCCGCCGGCCTTGTTGGTGTGGTGATTGATCCAGACCGGGACGTTGTACTTGCGCGAGAGCCCCGCCAGATGGAGCAACGGCGCGGCGAAGTCGGAGCTGTTCTCTTCGAGCCCGGGAGTGTAAGCGCGCAGCGAGTTAAGAAAGATGATGCCGCGTTCTGCCACAGCCTGGAAGAGCGCTTCCAACACGTCCCCTTGGTTGTAGAAGATCGGCTGCGAGCTGACCGTCAGCATCCCGGGCTCCAACGTTGGGTGCGAGCCGCGGAACACGCCGATGTGGTGGCGTAGGTCGAAGTCATCTTCGCACTCGATGCAGATCACCGGGCGCGGGTTGCCGACGTCGATGGAGCCGAACGCCTTGGAGCCTGTGGCGAACGCCAGCGCCAGCTCGGCTTGGACCGTGGTCTTCCCCGCGTGGGGATCTGCATAGAGCATGCAGGGGCGCCCTGGTGTGATGGCGAGCCCTTCACACGTCCAGTCGATCTTCAGCGTCTCGGCGGTGTCGAAAGAGACGTCGATCCAGCCCGAGGCTTCAGCGGTCTCCTTGGGCGCTTCCTTCTGGGCGATCCCCTTCAGCTCCACGCGGACAGACTCGGGGACCATCTCGCCTTGGACCCAGCCCCCACGCAACGAGCCCGCGCGCGAGTCTTCGATCTTGTGCCACAGCTCCGCGTCCAACCACGGGGGCTCGATGCGCGGAACATAGAAGACCTTCAAGGCCTCAAACATGGTCTGGCTGTCCAGTCTAAACTGGGCGCGGAGCTGGCAGCACACCGAGAACAAGCCCGCGCCGCCGTCCCCCGCGGTGTCGGTCGGGCGCGTCTCCAAGAAGCGCTGGATCCGTCCGTCCATGTCCCAGCGCCCGTCGTTCTCCAAGCCGTCATCGTTGAAGCTCCCGTCCGTCGCCAGCGGGACGTCGACCTTCTCTTGGGGGACGTTCGTCTTGCGCCCGTTGGCGATGATGGCCGCCAGCGCAGGGTCGGGCAGCATGGCGATCCGCGCGACGTCGAAGCCGCCGTCCCAGTCGTCGCGCTCGATGGCGTACCCGCCGCACCACTTCACGTCGAGCGCTGGCGCCTTGCGCCCGGTCGTCTTGTCGTCCTTCCGGCGAGCGCCGAAGATGTCCGTCCACTGCATCAACAGGGTGCGACCCTCGCCCGGTGGCACCCAGAAAAAGACGTGGTTGCCGCTGTGGCTCGTCAACGTGGGTGGAAGCGGTCCAGTGTGCTGCTCTACGTCGCGCAGGGCCAGCCCGCCGTCTAGGTCGAGGCACACCAGCCACGCTTCACCGCCCGCCGGGCAAGGGCCGCACAGGATCGCGGGCGTCTCGTTCGGCTCGAACTCGTCCGGGTCTGCGCAGAAGTCTGGGAACTCGGCCCCGAAGCCCCCCATGGTGGGCCGCTTGCTGACCGCGTCGCAGGGGACAATCCGAAGCCCAGCTGCGGCGTAGTCTTGGGGCGAAGTCATCCACCCGCCAAAAACAGGCGTTCTGTGGCTATGTCTCCGGGGCCCACGGAGGCTCGCTTTAACAGTTGCTGGCTCCAGATCTCTGTGCCGAGTGGGAACTCATACTCCGACACGAAGACGGGCACTCCTAACTTTGCCCACTGAAGGACTCGTGCCTCAAACACGACAGAATCAAAAGCCCCCGTTGCCGCGTATCCTGTTGTCCCTGCGTATGGAGGATCTAGATACAAGGCGCCTTTGCAGGCAAAAGGCTCCATAGCCAACCAGTCTACATGAAAGAACTCTCGTCCTGGGCAGTCTCGCAACAGCGCGCGACGACCTTCGGCCGCCCAATTGCGAGATTCTCCGCGCGCGTACCCTCCGAAGTACTTTCCCCCAAAGCCTGCGCAGAAGCCCGCGAACGCCTTCAGCGGGTTCGAGTCTGGCAGCGTCTTAGCTGCGTGATACTCTGCCTCAGATATTGTCTTAGGCGGGTCCCAGCCATCTGCAACGGCGGAATACAACGCGATCAGCGCAGGGTTGGCATCTGATGATACCACAGGCCCCGCCTTGCTGAGCGCCACAGACATACTGAGGCCCCCGCAGAACGGATCCCATACTTCGCAAGCGCCCACTCTAGCGCGAATCTGCGTCGCAAGCGCGCGCGAGATTCGGTGCTTTCCGCCAAGATACCTCATGCTCTCTCCCGCCGCTCACTCAATTCCTGGTGGGTCACCCTGCAACGGTTTTCTTCGCCGAAGCGACTGTGGAACGTGATGCACTCCACCAGCCGC